ATATTGAGTTGACTGACATAGTTTTTGAAACCAATTATAGTTTAGCACAAAATGAATACACTTTGTCTTTCAACCCTGTAACCTCTGCAAATTATACCATTAAAATTTATGAAGCAAACATTCTATCTCCAAATCAATAATAAATATTCATAAAAATGCCCATTAACGAAGTAGGAACAATATACACACCATCAATATATGGGAGAACTTCTTTTCCATTAAAGCATAAAACGTCTGCTATTTTTTATAAAATTTTTAATTCAGAAGATTCTAGTACTGTAAACATAGTTCAAGATACAATCAATATTCCAAATCATTTTTTCAAAACAGGAGAACCATTAGCATACAATGTTAATGATTCAAATACTGATACACCAATAGGAATTTCAACTTTAAGTCCTGGAGCTGGTGGAACAATTTCACAGTTTCCAAATATTGTTTATCCCATAGTTATAGATAAAAATAATATTAGAGTGGCATTGGGAAGCACTTATGCATTAGCAAATGAGTATGTTAATATATCTTCTCTAGGAATAGGAACTGAACATTCACTTGAAGCATTTAAACAAAACTCAAAATGTCTAGTCTCAATTAATAATATCATCCAATCTCCAATATCAGTTGGTTCTACAGTTCAAGTATTGTCATATACCCCCTCAAGTTTAGTATTAGAAAGTTTACGAAATATAAAATTAGGCACTTGTTTAAAAATTAATGATGAAATTGTTAGAATTTCTTCTGTAAATTATGACACAAAAGAAGTATCTTTATCTAGAGGTCCTCAAGTTCTAGGAACAAATACTAATTTGTTCACAAATTCACTTGTTGGAAGTTATATTGACGTTTTGTCTGGCAATTATAATATTATAAAAGACATCATTTATTTTGATGAACCTCCTTTAGAAGGTAGAAAAATAAATTACAGAATCCCATCTTCAGACATTGTTTATAGTAATTACAGTTTCAATTTACTTACTGATATTTTACAGACTGGGAGTCAAGTTTTAGTAATTTGGTCAAATCCTCCACAAGAAATTCCTACACAAAAGTTTTATTATTTAATTAAGAATAGTGAAAATAACTTTAGTTTTGCAGAAAATTTTGCCAATGCTATTAATGATGTAAAAGTTACATTTTCAAATATTTCTGATAATGAATTTCCAGTAAGTAATTTTGAAGTTGTTTTCTTTTATCCAAGTGAAGAAAATAGTTTTAATGGAAGAGTTTTTCTAAGGTCAAATTACGATGCAAATAACGTATTTGATGATGTTTCTGAACAATTTACAGGAATTTCCAGCTCTTTTGAATTGAAAATTTCTGGAATTAGTACAGTTGGCATATCAAGTGATAATGGTATTTTATTAGTAAATAATATTTTCCAATATCCAGGTTCTAATGAAGCATTTTCTTTTTCTGAAACTGCATCAGAAACATTTGTAAATTTTGTTGGGTTTGGAACAACAGGATTCACTGGAAAAGATTATGATGTAAATGTTAAAGGATATCCAAGAGGTGGAATTATTGTTTCTTATGGGACAACCTCAGGAGGCAGTTATCAACTTTCTACTTCTTACTATAATGTTCCAGTAACTGGTTCAATTTCTGGAATAGGTGCATCAGTATCATTTAACACTGACGAATATGGAAATGTAAAAGAATTTAAGTTTACCAATCGAGGATACAATTACAAAGTTGGTGAAATTTTAATTCCCACAAATGCTACTGGACTTGGAACTCAAACTTCAAATGATAAAATTCACATTACAATCAATGAAGTTACCAAAGATACATTTAATGCTTGGAATATTGGAATATTAGAAAAATTAGATGATTTGAGTGATAAGGTAAATGGTGTCAGAAGAACTTTTGACATTACAAAAAATAGTCAAAGAATTAGCTTAGATACTGAATCTGAATCTGAAGTAGAACTTCAATATAATCTATTAATCTTTGTCAATGATGTTCTTCAAATTCCAAATTCTTCATACATTTTCAATAGTGGTTCAATTATTACATTTACAGAACCTATCCCTACAGGAAGTAATGTAAAGGTTTATTTTTATAGAGGGTATACAAATGACTCTTTCAATTCTGATGATGCATCTAAATTAAAAGAAGGCGATTCACTTGTTCTTCTTCAGGACATTTACAATCCACCACCACTTGAACAAAATGATAGAATTATTAAACAATTTGTTAGTGCTGATGTTTTAAGAACTAATATTTACTCTGATCTTGGATTGTCTGAAAATTCTTCCCAACTTAGGTCTATAACATGGACACCACAAAAGAAAGATTTAATTATTGACGGAACTTTTGTAAGTAAGTCTAGAGATGAACAAAATTCTGGAATAACATCTTTTACTAAAATTGCAACATATGTGGGCACATTTTCTGGAGTTAGCACTAATACAATTGGCGTTACTACAACCAGCATTTTAATTGGAGACTATGTAGAGGGTACTTATGTTGGAACAGGGGTTTCAATTGTATCAATTGGATCATCTATTATTGGGATAGGTTCTACAAGTTATTCATCTTCTCCAGTTGGAGTTAATACATCATTACTCTCATTCTACAGAAAATCATAATAAATAACATAAAATACAGATTCAAATGGCAGTAATAACTGACAAATTAAGGATAATAAATTGCTCTAATTTTGTAAGTGATATTGGGAATGGTAACTACTATACATTCATTGGATTTCCAAACGCAGATTCTCTTTATCCAAGTTGGGATTCTTCTAGACCAAATCCAACTGACAATTACTTATATTTAAATTCTTATAGAGATAATATTTTAGGTGTCAAAAAAATAACCTCATCTGATGTTATTAGAGTAATTCCAAAAATTGTTTGGTCAAGTGGTAAAAAATATGAGATGTATAGGCATGATTATAGTGTTTATAATACATCACCAGTAACGTCTTCTACAAGACTGTATGATTCTTCTTATTATGTAATGAATAGAGATTATAGAGTTTACATCTGTATCAACAATAATTCTTTACCATCTAACAATAACACTGGTGCTATCTCTACTCAAGAACCATTACATACTGATTTGACACCAAGATTAGAGTCTGATGGGTACATGTGGAAATATTTGTATACATTGTCTCCAGCAGATGTTTTGAAATTTGACTCTACCAATTATATAAGTGTTCCAAATAATTGGGAAACTGAAGGTCTCAATGCTGAAATTGATAGAATTAGAGATAACTCAGTAGATGGAAAAATTGAAACAGTTTTAGTAGAATATAATGCAGTAAATTATCCATTCTTTGGCACATTATCTAATGTTCCCATCAGGGGGGATGGAACTGGAGCAACAGCTTCTGTAGTTTTTGATGAACAAGGAAAACCTATTAATGTAATTGTGACTAATGGTGGTAGTGGTTATACATTTGCAACCTTAGACTTAGATTCTATTTTAGCACCAATTGGAGCACAAAAAGCAATTTTTAATGTAATAATTTCCCCACCAGGAGGTCATGGTGCAAACATTTATAATGAACTTGGTGCTTTTAGGGCATTGGTTTATAGTAGAATTGAAAATGATACAATAAATCCAGATTTTATTATTGGAAATCAATTTTCAAGAGTTGGAATTATAAAGGATGTAAAATTAAATGGGAGTAATGAGGTGTTTACCCCAAACACAGGTTCTGGTGTTTATGCCTTTAGAATAAATGAAGATGCTTCTGCAGAAACATATGATTCTATAATTACTCAAACAAACACAGGAGCTATTGGAAATTTAGTTAGTTTTGATAACACAACTAAAGTATTGAGATATATTCAACCCAGAAATAATAATATTGACACTTACTCTGTCCCTCCAAATATTCAAATTGATTATCATTTTGCAGATAGTGTATCTGGAATTCAAACTGCAACACAATATGCATTAAATGATTTTGATAATAGTACATTAACTATTGGAGGAAATTCATATACAATAAACACAGGGTACACTGGAAATGAAGTTGATATTGGAGGAACAATATATTATCTTGGACAATCATTCAATGGAGGTCTATCAAATCCAGACATAAATATAAAGAGTGGTGATGTTGTTTATGTTGATAATAGGGCTTCAGTAACTCGATCATCACAACAACGAGAAGATATTAAAATCATTTTAGAATTCTAAAAAAATGCCCCAAAGTACTAATTTAAATAAAAATCCTTATTATGATGATTTTAGCGACTCTAAGAACTTTTATAAAGTTCTTTTTAAGCCTGGAGTCACTGTACAAACAAGAGAATTAACTACTCTCCAATCTATTTTACAAAATCAAGTTGAAAAACTTGGAAGTGCATTTTTTAAGAAAAACACTGTAGTTGTTCCTGGTGGATTTGCATATGACTCTACATTTTATTCTGTAGAAATTGAAGGTTCTTACAAAGGAATTGATGTAGAAAATTATTTTAGCAAACTTGTAGGAACAACTCTTACTGGAAGAACTTCAAACGTAACTGCTAAAGTAGAAAAAGTTCTTTCTAGACAAGATTCTATTAGAAACAACACAACACTGTATATAAAATATCAATCTTCATCATCTGAAAATTTTACTTCTAATATTTTTTCAGATGGAGAAGAATTAACAATAAATCAAAATATTACTTTTGATAGTGGTTCTATTTTAAGTGGGTCTTCAGTAGCCAAAACTATTGCACCAACAAACAGAAAATCTACTTCAATAGCATCAGCAGCAAAAATAGACTCTGGAGTTTATTTCGTAAGAGGATATTTTGTTAATGTTTCTACGGATACTCTTGTTTTAGACCAATATTCAAATACCCCCTCTTATAGAGTAGGATTAAATATTAGCGAAGAAATTATAAATGCTAATCAGGATTCTTCTTTATATGATAATGCTCAAGGTTTTTCAAACTTTGCTGCTCCTGGTGCAGATAGGTTAAAAATATCTTTAAGTTTATCTAAAAAATCATTAACTGATTTTAATGACGAAAATTTCATAGAACTCTTTAGAGTTGTAAATGGAAATTTACGTAAAATAAAAAATGAAACAGATAGTTCATATATTACTGACATTTTAGCAAGAAGAACTTTTGATGAATCTGGAAATTATTATGTCAACCCATTTAATGTAGAATCTATAGATTCTTTAAATGATAATTTAGGTAATGGTGGATTGTATTCTGAAGGAGAATCAACAGAAAATGGAATAATTCCAGCAGAAGAAACTGGGATCATCAAAGTTTCTGCTGGTAAAGCTTATGTTCAAGGATATGAAATTCCAACCACTACTGAAGTTTTATCTTTCCCCAAACCAAGAACAACTGCTCATGTAGAATCATCATCAGCAGTATTTTCTACTGGAAATCTTTTGAGGGTCAATAATGTAAAAAATATTCCAAACATTGGATTAACAACAGATTTTACTATTTCATTATATGATCAAAGACTTTCTGCTAATGTTGCTTCTGGGACAACAATTGGAGTAGCAAGAGTTTATGATTTCTCATCTTATATAACTTCATACGAAAATCAAGCAAGTCAATTTAATTTACATGCATTTGATATTCAAGTTTACAGCAAAATTGACACAGACTCACCCCTAACATCAATTGTTGTAGGCGATTATATCAAGGGAAATAATAGTGGTTCAACAGGATTTGTTAAGACTAATTCTGGACAAACACTAACACTATATCAAGTTTCTGGACAATTCATTCAAAATGAATCTTTAATAGTCAATGGTATTGGTTCTACAGTTGCAGTTGGAACATTTACTAATTATTCTGTAGATGACATTAAAGCAGTATCAAATGGAACTTTTGTTGCTGATTCTTTACTTTCCAAAGAAGTAGTTTTAACTGGACCATTTTCTCTTTCTGTTGATGCTGGTGTTGGTACAATTAGATCAAACAACGGTTCATCATTTGCATCAAATTTAAAAGTAGCAGATATAGTCAAATATCCTCAAGTTGGTGTTGGTTCTGATATTTTTGCAAAAATTACATCAATTAATGCAACAAAAAATCAAATTGTTTTAGCAACTACATCAACTGTTCCTAATGTTTGTTCTGGCGATCTTGGAATCAGCACTTCTCTTCAAACAGTTTCTGTAATCAAATCCCAACTAATACAAACAGACGACCCTTCATTAACAACTAATTTAAACAACAACAATATTGCTAATGTAGATTTCTTAAATTCAAATATTTACACCAAAGTTTCATATAACTCAGTAACAAAATCATCTACTACATTAACATTACCAAGTCTTTCTGGAACTGATTATGTGTATTCTACATTTAATCCAGAAAGATATATTGTAGTTAATGTAGATGGTTCAATAGAAAATTTAACCACTGCAACTTTTACAATAACTGGTGGTGGCAAAAATGCAGAGTTTACAAATCTTTCTGCAACTGCAGGTCCATGCAAAGTCATTACGACACAAATTAAATCTAATGTAAGTCAAAAGTCTAAAAAACTTACAAGATGTGCTTCATTAACTATTAATAAAACAAAATACACTACACCCCCAAATGCTGGTCTTGCTCAAACTAGTGTTTATGGAACAAGAGTTGAAGATGATCAAATAAGTTTGAATACTTCTGATATTATCCAAGTTCATGGTGTCTTTGAATCTTCTTCCACTTCCAATCCAACTCTTTCTTGGCTTGAACTTTCAGGATTGAATAGCACAAACAGTAGTGTTGATGATTTGATTGTAGGAGAACTAGTTATTGGTGCCACATCTGGAGCAGTAGCATTATATGCTCAAAAGAAATCTGCAGCTAGAATTGATATCATTTACAAAAATGATTCTGTCTTTGCTTTAGGCGAAACTGTTACTTTTTCAGAAAGTGGTTATACTGCAACCACTGCATCAATTAATGCTGGGGATAAAAATATTGTCAATGAATTTATATTAGATAATGGACAAAGAACTCACTTTTATGATTTTGGTAGATTAATTAGAAAAGAATCATCAAAAGAACCATCTGGAAGATTGACAATTTTCTTTGATCAATTTACTTACAATACTAATGACTATGGGGATTTAGTAGCAGTTAATAGCTATCCAACAACTCTTACTAAAAAATTAATCCCAGAGTTTGATGGATTAAGAAATACTGATGTTTTAGATGTTAGACCAAGAGTTACAAATTACTCTTCGTCTACTATAAGTCCTTTTGATTTTGCTTCAAGAACTTTTACAACTTCATCAAATAACCCAACACAAATTTTATCACCAAATGAAAGTTTTGTATTCGATTATGATTTTTACTTACCAAGAATTGATAAACTAACTCTTTCCAAAAATGGTGATTTTAATTTAGTTCTTGGAGATCCAAGCGAAGTCCCAATTCAACCACCAATATCATCTGATGTTTTAGATTTAGCAACAATAGTTAGTGATGCATATGTTTATAACATTAGTGAAGATGTAGACATAATTCTTTCTGATCACAGAAGATTTACTATGTCTGATATCAGAGACATTGAAAATAGAGTATCTAATTTAGAATTTTATACTACTCTCTCTTTGTTAGAATCTTCCACACAAAACTTACTTGTTGTTGATGGGAATGGATTAAAATCTGGATTTTTTGTAGATGAGTTTAATAATTATGATACTTCAGATGCTGATGACTTAAACTTTGATGCATTGATTGAAAATAAAACTTTAAGTGCTACTACAAACGAAGAAAGAATTGATTTATCTTTGTTTAGCACAGATGATTATACTGCAATTTCAAATATAAATCTCAACAATACTAACTGTAGTAATTTAAGATTGACAGGAACAAAATTATCCTTAAATTATTCTGAAGTAGAATCATCAAAGCAACCATTTGCAAGTAAAGTTGTAAATGTAAACCCATTTAATATTGTTACTTGGTCTGGAATTTTAGAATTAAGTCCAAATACTGACACTTGGTCAATTGTTGTAAACAGAACCAGAAGGGTAAGAGGACGTTTTGGTGGAATATCTATTAGAATTATTAACACCTTTCCATTCATAAGAATAGAAAGAAACAGAGGGGGAGTTGAAACTACTGTCACTTCAATCCCATTCATAAGAACCAGAAATATTAATTTCACTGCTGCGAAATTAAAACCAAACACAAGATTTAAACTCCTTTTTGATAAGAGAGATTTAACTACAAATACTTCAAAATCTGCAGTATTTCCAAAATTCATTGAAATAACTAATATTTCTGGAACTTTCCAAATTGGAGAAACTGTAAAATGTATTAATTCTAAAGGAACCACAGATTGTTCTTTTAGAATTTGTACACCAAATCACAAGTCAGGTCCTATAGATTCTCCATCAACAACATTTACATCTAACCCATATAACCCATCAGTTGGCATTTCAACTCAATATGGAGTTCAATCAACATTCTTGAATGTAGATACATCAACTTTATCAAGACAAGAAGTAAGTGAATTTTGGGGCAAAATCAATAAAGGAAATAAACTTGTAGGTTCTACAAGTAAAGCAAATGCTACTGTATCTGATGTTAGATTAATTACTGACAATGAAGGTGTTTTACTTGGAAGTATTTGGATTGATGAAAGTGATGAATTTAAAACTGGCCAAAGTTTAGTTGAAGTTGTTCCAAATACAACAACACAAAACCTTCCAGGAGAGTCTGTAGTTAATTCTGCATCTACATTATTTACATCTCAGGGTCAAAAAATAGACAACCTAACAGTGACATATTATGACCCATTGGCACAAACATTCTTGGTAGAAGAAGAAAATGGGATTATCCCAACATCAGTTGATGTTTACTTTGCATCTAAAGATGATAATCTCCCAATTACATTAGAAATTAGAGAAGTGTCATTTGGAACTCCTGGAGGAACAGATAAGGTTGTTCCTGGATTGAGGAAAGTTTTATCTGCTTCACAAGTAAACATAAGCACTAATGCAAGTGTTGCAACTACATTTACATTTGATACTTTAACAAATCTTTCAGCAGGAGAATATTCAATAGTTCTTCTTTCAGATTCTTTAGAATATAATGTTTGGGTGTCTGAACTTGGCGCAGAAGATATTTCTACTGTAAATCTCCCAACAGTAAATAAAATCTTTATCAGCAAACAACCATCTTTAGGAACCTTATTCAAATCTCAAAATGGAACTACTTGGGTTCCAAGTCCATTAGAAGATTTGAAATTCACTCTCAAAAAAGCAGAGTTTATAACCAGCGGAGGAACTGCAAGATTATATAATTCTACAGTTTCATTGACAAGTCCAGAAAATAAACTTGCTGATAATCCAATAGTTGCAATTTCAACTGCTGGTCAAGTTGTGGGTGATGGTAGACATATTTTAGTATTCCATCCAAATCATGGAATGCATTCTTCTTCAAATAAAGTTCAAATCACTGGCGTTCAGTCTGATGTTCTTCCAGAAAAACTAACAGTTTCCTATGCAACCACAGACAGTGGTGCCATTTCAGTTGCAAGCACTGCTATCTTTACAACTTTTGAAGGAACTGCAGTCAGTGTAGCAAATCCAGGTTATGTTCAAATTTCAAATGAAATTATCAAATATGAAGATGTGGGAATTGACCAATTATTGAATGTTACAAGAGGTTTTTATGGAACAACTTTACAAAACCACAATATCAATGATTTAGTTTATAAGTATGAATTCAATAATGTTTCCTTGAATAGAATCAATACAGAACACACCTTAATATCCAATCCAAATCCAACATTAAACAATTATTATATTCAAGTTAGTGCAGGGTCTTCATTCACCCAAACAAAACTTGGTGGTGGAGAAAATGTCTATGCAACTAAGAATAAGCAATTTAGCGAACTTACTTTCAATGATAGATTTATTGAAAGATTTAACAATACACAAGTATCAGCATCTGTAAGAACTATCACATCTACAAGTGTTGATGGTAGTGAAGTGTCATTTATTGATAGTGGTTCTCAAACTGTAGGAATTAGTAGTATCAATAATTTAGAAACTCCAAGAATGGTTGCATCTAGAGTAAATGAAACCACTTACCTAAATGCCACAAACTTTGCTGGTAGTAGATCATTTACTTTAGAGTTGAATCTTAGCACAAATGACCAAAATGTTTCTCCACTGATAGATTTAACACAAAACTTTGCAATTGGTAAAATTTATAATATTAATCAACCAGTTGGTCTGTCATCTTATGCATCTGACAATAGAGCAAACTCAAATACAGATGATTCTCATGATTTTGCATATGTGTCAAACAGGGTGAACTTAGAGCAAAGTGCAGATTCTCTCAAAGTTCTGTTCTCTGCTTATAGACACTCATCATCTGATGTAAGAGTTCTTTATAAGATTTTTACAAATGATACTCCAGATAATGAACAAATTTGGAATTTGTTCCCAGGCTATGATAATTTGGATGTTAATGGAAATGTAATTAATTCTGATAATAATGATGGAAGGTCTGATTTAAATGTTAGAAGTAGTTTGAATGGTGAATATTTAGATTATACTTTTACAATTGACAACTTACCATCATTTACTGGATTCCAAATTAA